AAGAGACAGGATACAGGAGATATTAGCTCAAAGATTTTCAATAGGACAAATACATATCAAGAAGACTCAATATGATCTGCATAGGGAGATAACAACATTTGGACCAAGAATGGCTCATGATGACACTATAGATGCTCTTGCATATGCAGTCAAGTTTGCTAATCCTCCCATAACAGTAGGTCAGGATAAAGAGGGTAATTGGTACAAAAAGAAACCTAAAGCAAGAGATTGGGTAATAGCATAAATATGGAGAAGATGAGTAATGCCAAATACGAATGATAAGCCTGATCCGTTTGATAGTACAAGGGACATTAATAAAGAGTTATATGATGCTTGGAGTAGGAGATATCAGATAGCACAAGAAATGGGATTATCTCCTCGTCTCACGCCTCCGATTTCACAGGCGGATTTAGATGCGTGGGAAGAAGGAAGGGTTGAAGGCGGAATTTTAGAGATAGGTGAGAGAATTGAATTTATGTCAAGGACTACTAGACCACCCTACATCCCACCGAAAGCAGTAAAGGGCAGATATGATAGGTTTGACGAAGAGGAATGGCGTGAGACTGAACCAAAAATGCCTAAGAAAGAAGTAACAATAGAGGATAAGATTATTGGAGGTTTTCTTGAGGATGAGTATGAAATGGGTGAGTAATGGCAGATATAATCACAACTAAAGATTTATCCGTAAAGGATGTAAGTAAATTAAAAACAGGAGATACTAAAAGAAAGTATAATGTCTCCAAAAAGAGAAAGAAGTAATGGCTAAGAAGAAAAAAGCAGATCAGATAAGAGAGTTATACAATCTTTCTAATAACTGGACACGTAGTCAGTGGCAGTATGTTAACCAGAAAGGATATGAGTTTGCTCATGATGAACAGTTGTCTCATAGTGAGAAGACCTCTCTTCAAGATCAGGGCATGCCTACATTTACAATCAATAGAATACTTCCTGTAGTGGAGATGCTGAATTTCTATGCTACTGCCAACAGTCCCAGGTGGCAGGCTATCGGTATTGAGGGGAGTGATTCTGATGTAGCAGCAGTATTTTCAGATCTTTCTGACTATATCTGGCATCTTTCAGACGGTACTGCACTTTATTCAAATGCAATCAATGATGCAATATGTAAGTCTATAGGATATATCTTAGTTACTGTTGATACAGACAGAGACAATGGAATGGGTGAGGTTATCATTCAACAGCCAGAGCCTTTTGATATTTATGTAGATCCAAAGTCCAGGGATATGATGTTCAGGGATGCATCCTTTGTACTGATAAGAAAAGTTCTTCCGAAAAGCCATGTTATCAAGCTTTTCCCTCAATACAAGAGAAAGATAGGTAAGGCTTCATCATTGGATGGAGATCATTCTTATTCAGAGAGAGCTATTGCAGACAGTGAGCAGAAACTATTCTTGAGAGATGATTCTACTGTAGAAGATGTGGGAATAGACTCTACTGGTGAGCAGGAGCCTACATTGGAACTGTTCGAACTTTATGAAAAGATCAAGATCTCATATGCCAATGTTTTTTACAGGATTCCTCCTGATGAGAAGCAGTTACAAGCTATTCAGCAGCAAGTTCAGGTAAAAATGAAGGAGATGGCTGCTGAGATGGAAGTTGAACTTTTGGAACAGCAGAAACAGATGCAGCAAGCTGTTCAGGAAGGTAAAATGATTCCTGAGAGATATGAACTTGAGATGCAGAAAGCTCAAGAGATGATGGGTCAACAGTTGCAATCTGCTGAACAGGAGTATATGAGCCAACTACAGGCAGAAGCATCAAGGATTGAAAATAAGATTATTTCAGAAAAGGAATACAATATATTGCTGAAGGACGAAACTTTTCAGAAGTCTGTTGTTGATAGTGTGCAGTTTTATGGAACCAGGATCAGACAGACAATATGTGCAGGAGACAAATTACTGCATGAGATTGTATACCCAGAGAATATAGTCGATTATCCTTTAATTCCATTTCACTATAAGTGGACTGGAACTCCGTATCCAGTATCTGCAGTCTCTCCTCTTATAGGAAAACAGAAAGAGATCAACAAGTCTCATCAGATAATGGTTCATAATGCATCTCTTGGTTCGTCATTGAGATGGTTATACGAGGAAGGATCTATTGATCCAGAATTGTGGGAACAGTATTCTTCTTCACCAGGAGCACTCTTGCCAATAAGAGCAGGATCTGAAAGACCAACTCCGATTATGCCAGCTCCGTTGTCAAATGCATTCTTCGGTATTGTCCAAGAGGGAAAGGCAGACATGGAATATTTAGCTGGGATATATTCGTCAATGCAGGGAGACACACAGCAACAGCATGAAACATTCAGGGGTATGCTAGCATTGGATGAATATGGTACAAGAAGAATAAAACAATGGATGAAACATTCAATAGAGCCAGCTTTAAGACAGTTGGGAAAGGTTGTAATGCAGATATCACAATCTGTATACTCAGCCAATAAAAGATTTAGGATCATACAACCATCAGCTATTCAGGAACAGCGTCAGCAGGAGATAAATATTCCCATCTATAATGATATGGGAGAAGCAATTGGGAAATCAATGGACTATTCGGCTGCTAAGTTTGATGTAAGGATAGTTGCTGGTTCTACACTTCCAGTAAACAGATGGGCATATCTTGCTGAACTGAAGGAACTTCTGCAGTTTGGAGTTATAGATGATATTGCTGTACTTGCTGAAACTGATGTAAGGAACAAGGAGCAGATAGCAAAGAGAAAGAGCTTATATGCTCAATTACAGGGACAGTTAGGACAGTTGCAGGAAGCTCTTAAAGATAAAGAAGGTACTATTGAAACTCTTGAAAGACAATTAGTACAAGCTGGTATAAAGGGTAAGGTAATGCAAGCCGAAATGGAGATCACCAAGAAGAAGGAAGAAGTTAAAGGTGACATGAAAGATTCTTACCGTTCAACAGAAGCAAAACAGAAACTTTTGCAAAATGTATTGGTTAATCAGGTGGATTCTGCAAAGAAAGATATATCGAGAGAAACACAATTTGTAAAAAAAGGTTTGCAAAATGAGAATAAAAATAAGTAATATCAGATCAAGCTTAGGAGGCAATAATGGAAGAAACAATAGGTAACCTAGAAGCTACACCGACTGAAGAAGAAGTTGAAAGTGAAGTTTTTAGCTCCTCTGACGGTTTCTTTGAAGCCTTAGAAGAGAATGTAAATGGTATAATAGCCGATGATAACACTGAGGCAACCCAGCAGCAAGTTGGCACCGAGCAGGTAACCCAGCAAGAAACTGTTGGCTCCGATAATGTGGGATGGGATAATGACGGTAATCCCTATAAAAAACGCTACCAAGATAGTAGCCGTGAAGCCGTTAAGCTGCGAGACAAGTATAAAGAGGTAGAACCTTTTGTACCTGTTCTTGAAGCAATGAAAAACGATAGCGGACTAGTCGAACATGTTCGTGAGTATCTGGTAAATGGAGGTAATACTCCCAAGAGTGTACAGGACCAGTTGGGATTAGATGAGGATTTTATGTTTGATGCTAATGAAGCAATGACAGATCCAGATTCTGATTCAGCAAAAGTTCTGAATGCTCAGGTAGATAAAGTCGTTCAGCGTAGAGTAGGGCAGATATATAAGTCTGAAAAAGCTAATGCTGCAAAAATGCAACATGAAGCATCACGACAAGCGATGGAAAGTGAGTTCAAGGAAAAAAGAAGTATGACTGATGAGCAGTTTCAAGTTTTCAGAGAGAAAGCTCAGAATCATGTTCTTACACTTGAAGACATTGACTATCTCTTAAATCGAGATCAAGCTAATGCAAATGTTGTCCAATCTACAAAGAATGATATGCTTACCCAGATGAAGAACGTAAGAAACATACCGACATCCGCTAGTGGAGCTAACAGCCAGACCGAAGAGAAGAATCCAGATGACACTTTGTTTGATGGGATCTTAGGTCTGGATGGTGATTTAGACAACCTGTTCGGATAGATTTAAAATATAAAGCCATTTTGGCTTAAAGTTTATTCGAACTTAAAATAATAAGGAGTTCGATATGTCTGATTTTTTATCGGTCATAACACCGAACGCGAATCTGACTGTAGCTGACTTTGATGCGGCAACGATCGGCCCAGGTAGTAGTACAGGTTTGGCTACTGGAGATATACGTAGAAGGTATAACTTTGGTAGTCGAGTATCTGAGCTAGCAATTCCTCAAGATCCGTTCTTTAGGTTTGTAAGTAAGGTGGCGAAAAAAGCGACAGACGATCCTCAGTTTAAATATTCTGAGAAACGTCCTTCGTTTCACAAGCGATATGCATATCCCTCGGCTTTTTCACAAGATGGTGGAACTTGGGTGGAAAACCAATCAAGTAATCAAACTACACAGTATGATGACTATGAAACAGCTGGAAGTACGGTATATGTAAAGATGGTATCTGACTATCTTAATCAGGGAAATATACAAAGCAAATTTGGTAATACTAATGAAGATGTTTTGTTAGGACATGATGGCACACAGCCTCAGTTCTTCATGCCTGGTCAAGTAGTTAAGATTCCATTTGCAGTTTCGGCTGCAGGAGAGATGGGTTCGTATGCTTTAGTAAGAATATCTGAAGTAGTATCATTGCAGGATGAATCTACTGCTACACCAACTGGACATGCACAAGGTGAAGCAGCTGTACTTAAAGCAATTGTAGTAAAGACAAAAGATGCTGGTGATGATTATTTTGCTGGTCCTCTTGGCGTTAATGCTCCAGTTGGCGATGTTACTGCAACTACAGAAATATCTGGAGCTGGTGGAGCCGCAGGAAGCGGACTTGAAGCTTCTAGATGTTATGTAGTTGGGACAGCACATCAGGAAGGATCTGGTTTTCCAGAGACTTGGGCTGATCAACCATATTCTTCTCAATATGGGGTAACCCAGATTTGGAAGACAACTATGGCAATGACAAATACGGCAAGAGCTACAGTATTGAAGTTTGAACCGAATGAGTGGGCCAGAGTTTGGAAAGAAAAGCTGATTGAGCATAAATGGGATATTGAAACATCAATGTTATTTGGATCTCAGTATGAAGATTCAACTAATGCTATCAATTATACCCAGGGTGCTGTAGACTATATTAGTCAATATGGAAACATATTTAGTCTTACGTTAGCAACCAAAACTCAAGATGATTTTCTTGATGATCTTTCCAATTATGTGGATCCAAGATACAATAACAGTCAAGCAACAGTATTCTTCTGCAATACAGCAGTGTACAATTGGCTTCATAAGTTAAGTGGTTACTTCAGTAACAATCTTGAAGTATCTGCTAATTTAAGAGCTGAAATGTCATTGACTGGCAAAAAGAAGGTATTTGGTGTTGATATAAGTACAATCTCAACTGTATATGGTGACATGCAGGTTGCACGAAATATCCATCTTGATGGTACAAATGTTAAAATGCTAGGCATCAATATGAAGAACTGTGCTTACAGGCCTTTAGTTGGTAATGGCATCAATCGTGATACTTCAGTCTACGTGGGGGTTCAAACTTTAGAGAACTCTGGGGTCGATCGTAGAGTAGATCAAATCTTAACTGAAGCTGGCATGGAATGGTCAATGGCCGAATCCCATGCTGTCTGGACATAAGGAGGTAGACTATGAGTATTCCTTTATATGGACA